GATAACCTATATTGCTCTCCGTGAAAAGTCAGGAACTCAGCGAGAGCATATGGATATTGCAAAGGCGTGTAAAGCAGTTTTTGCTGAACAGTTTCCTATTTGTTATGAAGCACTTGGTGGTGAAGCAGATTGGGTAATATAATGTATCCATTCTAAATAAATTATCTTGAATTCGTAACTTTATGCCTGTATATCCTGTAGTCAATACCAAAACTGGCGAACAGAAAGAAGTGGAAATGAGTATCCACGACTGGGACCAGTGGAAAGAAAATAATCCAGATTGGATTCGTGATTGGTCCGACCCATCAACTTGTCCTCAACCAGGAGAAGTTGGTGAGTGGAGGGATAAACTGATTAATAAAAATCCTGGATGGAATGAGGTTCTAGAAAAAGCAAGTAAAGCACCAGGTTCAACTGTAAAAAAACTATAATCAACTATGGCAAGAAGAAAAAGAGCAGAGCAACCAATCGGGGTTGGTCTTACTACTCGTCAAATGAAGCGTAAAAAACCACTGAGTTCTGAATATCTTGTAGATATTGAACCACTCACAGAGAATCAAAAAAAATTATTTGATTCCTATAAAAAACAAAAACATTTGGTAGCATATGGGTGTGCAGGAACTGGTAAAACATTTATTACACTTTACAATGCAATTAACGAAGTTTTAGATGAAAGATCGCCATTTGAGAGAATTTATTTAGTTCGTTCTTTGGTGGCCACAAGGGAAATTGGGTTTCTTCCAGGAACATACGATGACAAATCCGATATATATCAAATTCCATACAAAAATATGGTAAAATATATGTTTCAGATGCCTTCCGATGCGGATTTTGAAATGCTCTATGGAAATTTAAAGGCACAAGAAACAATTAAATTTTGGTCTACTTCCTTTCTTCGCGGCACAACTCTTGATAACGCAATTGTGATTGTTGATGAGTTTCAAAATTGTACAGCACATGAATTAGATTCTATTATTACTCGTGTAGGTGAAAATTCTAAGATTATGTTTTGCGGTGACGCTACTCAATCTGATTTGCAAAAGACTAATGATCGTAATGGAATTGTAGATTTTATGACTATCTTGCGTAAAATGCCATCGGTTGATATAATTGAATTTGGCATAGATGATATTGTTCGTTCTGGACTTGTTAAAGAATACATTGTCGCAAAAATGGAGGCAGGTTTTTGACATTTAATCATATTGATTTGAATTTACCTCAACTTGAGAGAGAAACGATTGATGGGGTAAGATACTATAAAGTTCCTGATAATGAAGAATTAATCAAACTTGTTTCTATTACTTCTGTCACTAGTCATAAAAATCGTCATATATTCATTAATTGGCGAAAGCGTGTTGGTGAAGAAAAGGCAGATAAAATTACTAAGCAATCAACAAGTCGTGGCACTGATATGCATACACTTGTTGAAAATTACTTATACAATAGGGATTTACCAGAAGTTCAACCCTTGTCTGATTTCTTATTCAAGATTTCTAAGTCAACTCTCAATCGTATAAATAATATTCATGCTCTTGAAGGGTCACTTTACAGTAAACAACTAGGCATTGCTGGCACTGTTGACTGTATCGCAGAGTTTGATGGCGAATTGTCAATCATAGACTTTAAGACTTCTAAAAAACCAAAACCACGAGAGTGGATCGAACACTATTTTGTTCAATGTATGGCATATGGTTGTATGCTTTACGAACTGACTGGTATTCCAGTTAAAAAACTTGTAATCATTATGGCTTGCGAAAATGGAGAATGCGTCGTCTATGAAGAAAGAGACAAAACAAAATACATCAAACTACTCACCGAATACATTAGAGAGTTTGTTAGAGATAAATTGGAATCATATGGAACCCAATAAAGAATTAGAACAAGTCATAGAAAATAAGTTTCTTACGCCCTCTAAGTTTGCTCTAGAAATAGAGAACATTGTGGCAGTGGAGAATATGAATTACATTGATGCTATTTGTCATTATTGCGAAATCAATAATCTTGAAGTAGACTCAGTAACGAAACTTATTTCAAAACCACTTAAAGAAAGACTGAAATGGGATGCCATTCGTCTTAACTTTATGAAGAAAACTTCCCGAGCAAAACTGCCTCTATGATTGTGACTCCTTTTGAAACTTATCAACATTATTTGTCACTTAAAAATCATTTTACAAACCCAAAATACGACTTCTTTAAATACGGTGCGAAGACCCGTGCCAGTGTAACTTCTTTCAATAAAAGAAAGGACAAATACTGGTTTGAAAAAACTTCGCGTAAGTATGATGACAAAGAAGTCGTAAATTTTCTTGTATCAAACTTTGTATCTGCAGACAACCCACAAAACTTATGGATTGGAGAAATTATAAATTCTGGCGAAAGAACATACGCAGAATGGATGCGGAGACAACAGAGTTTGACTTACTTATTCAAAGAGCAAAGCAACGAATTGCTCTTGGAGAACAAATTAGAGGATGTTTTCAATTGTTCCAAAGGACACCCAATCATCCTCAAAAAGTTTCTAAGCGGGCAATTGTCGCTAGAAACCTTAGTCATCTACGACAAAATATTTGGTTTCTCAAAGACCTTTGACAAGAAACTTGACGACCCGGTATGGGAAACCGTAAGTTTGAAAATAAAAAAATATAGTCCATTCATAAATATGGATATATTCCAGTTCAAACGCATTTTACGGGACATTATAAATGAGTAACTTTTTTGACTCTGATATTATTCAAGACGAACTCAAAGAAATCAATCAGTTACAAGAAAGCATTTACGGAAGCATTCTGACTTTCGGTATGATGGATCGTGAAACGAAATTGGAGCATATTGAAAAACTTGAAACCTTGCTAGAAAAACAAAGAGTGATGTATACTAGGTTGTCCCTTTCAGATGACCCTAAAGCGGTTGAGATGAAAGAAAACCTACGCAAATCAGTTTCTTTGATGGGATTTCCACCAGATACTGACATGAACATATTATTCAGTAGTATGACTAAGACTATCCAATCTCTCAAACAATACATTGACGGTTGAGAGATTTTCTGTTATACTATCCAAGTAATCCAACGAATCTAATTTATCCGAGGTATCCAAATGGGTTTTTCCGACCTTAAAAAGCAATCTAAACTTGGTTCTCTTACCGCAAAACTGGTAAAAGAAGTAGAAAAAATGAATACTGGTGGGTCAGGTTCTTCTGACGACCGTGTGTGGAAACTAGATGTAGATAAGAGTGGCAATGGTTATGCCGTAATCCGCTTCCTGCCTGCCCCTGACGGTGAAGACATTCCTTTTGTGAAGGTTTATAGTCACGCATTCCAAGGTCCTGGTGGTTGGTTGATTGACACCTGCCTGACGACTATGAATCAAAAGTGCCCTGTGTGTGAGCACAACTCTTCTCTCTGGAATAATGGCACTGATGCTGGTAAAGAAGTTGCGCGTAAGCAGAAGCGCAAACTGACTTATGTTTCCAATATCTATGTAGTAAAAGACCCTGCCAATCCTGAGAATGAGGGTAAGGTTTTTCTCTATAAGTATGGTAAGAAAATCTTTGATAAACTCACTGCTGCGATGCAACCAGAGTTTGAAGATGAGGAAGCAATCGATCCGTTTGACTTCTGGCAAGGTGCCAACTTCAAACTGAAGGCAAAGAATGTTGCTGGTTATCGCAACTATGATTCCAGTGAGTTTGCTCCTCAGGGTGCTTTGCTGGACGATGATGATGCTCTGGAAGCAATCTGGAAGAAGCAGTATTCTCTTGCTGAATTTGTTTCTCCCGACCAATTCAAGACTTATGAAGAACTGAAAGCACGTCTTCATTCTGTACTTGGATCGAAAGCATCTGTGCGTCTTGATGAAGAAGAAGGTGAAGAGGAAGAATACACTCGTGGGTCTTCCCGTGAGTTGACTGATGATCTTCGTGAGGAAATCAGCAATCTTCAACCCACTCGTCGTGCTGCTGCGGTTGAGGATGATGAAGACGATGATGCCTTGTCGTATTTCGCAAAATTAGCATCTGACGACTGATTGTGCTATAATGGGGAGGCAAGGGACCTCCCCCTTTTTTATGAAATCCGATTACTACTTGGACCGCATCACAAAGAAGCAAGCAGAAGATCTCTTACTGACTTATCATTATCTGAAAGACCATTCCAAAACTTTCAAATCGGGGCACAATTTCGGTCTCTTCAAGAAAAATGATTTTTCTCCATTAAATATTGGGGGATTGTGTGGAACAATAATTTTCACAGGACTTCCAGTTCCAGAAATTGCAAAAGGTGCCTTTGGATTAGAAAGACATGAGCAACAAGGATTATTCGAACTTTCACGACTCTGCATTCATCCACAAACTCAACAGAGCGAGTATAATATCACTTCTTGGTTTGTTTCAAAAGCGATTAGACAGTTACGAAAAGATACTGAAGTCAAGGCAATTATCTCTTACGCTGATAGTGATTTTCATTCTGGCACAATCTATCGCGCTTGTAACTTTAAGTATGTGGGTCTCACAGATCCAAAAAAAGATTTCTACTATTCAGACGGAACTAAGCACTCTCGTGGAAAAGTAAAAGGTGCTGTGGGAGAATGGAAAGATCGTTCCCGCAAGCACCGTTATGTAATGGTTTTTGATAAGAATCTAGAATTAAAATGGAATAGTTGATTTAGTATTCTCAGTTTTAATTAGAGTATCGTTTACATACTGTGATGACCTATCATAAATCATCGCTTTTCTTGTGTCATTAATAACTTGCTGTAGGTATCTTGATTTTAATACATAGATACCTCTCTTATCATTATTTTTTCTGACCTCATACTCATAATTAGAAATACTAATAACTGGATTTGAAATATAATCTACATTAGATCCAAGTATTGTTGAGTCATTTGTATAAAGAGTTCCATAATCATAATAAGAAACCTTAAAGTCTTCATCTACAACTTGACCAGCAGGAAGAATTAGTCTATCTTCTGAGTCTCTGACTTCTGTAGTTTCGTAATGATGAATCGCATTCAAATCATTTCCGTAGATTGACTCTGCATAATCATAAACCTGTCTATCAGAAAGTGGCCATTGGTCTCTGAGTCTTGTGATTCCTGCAGATACGATGACTACCCAATCATATTGTGTGCTACCATAAAGTTCTTGAGCAACTAATTCTGGTCTAGACCCATCTGGAATTTGATATTTGTTAAAGACAGTAAAAACATTTTGTAAGTCATCACGCAGTTTGACTCTACGGAAAAGATTTTTAACAAGCAGATACTGGTCAGATGAATTAGAATCTGATAAGAATGATTGATATTCTAGATTTGGAAGTTCTCTGAAGTAAGTCATTAGTATCCAACTCCTATTGTTCCTTCTGCACTATCATAATCTTCTGCATAAATTGGCGACAGTTCTTGGAACTGTAGAGATAATTGCATATGAACTGGAGTTGCATCAGGATATGTTGCATATTGTGCAGATCCATTATAATTAACACTCATTTGTGTTAATGCACATGGTTTAAAACGGTGTAAAAATGGATGTTGTTTTCCACCACTCATATACTCTAATTTAAAAACATTTGGTGCTGAAATAAAAAGACCACCTCCATCAACTCCAGGATTTCCTTTTTGAGGAGTCATATTTTTCTTTAGAGTTCTAATAATTGTTTTAATTCTATCAGATTCTGGTTTAGATCTTGGAACCATATCAAACGTAAAATTAAATGCGGGTCGCATTGTTACGCCATTAAAAAGAAGTTCTATATTTTCATTGAACACATTTCCAGTTGCTCTGGAAACGATTGAATTAATATTTCCTTGCCCTAACGCTGCTTGAATTGCAAGAGCAGCTGCTCCTGCCGCAGCTCCTGCTTGACCTTCACCTGTGCTCATAGCACCACTGATATCTCCTCCAAATTTTTTAATAGACTCTAAAACCGAAGTAATTGGCTTACTACTCATAATTGCATTAGATGCTGCAGCGCCAAGATTTGCTTCAATAGGATTCATTGTTCCAGATTGCCAATCGGCAGAATTACTATCTTGAATTGTTGCTGGCATTGGTAAAATAATCGTTGCCAAAGAATTTTTAATACTCCCACTCGACTGTAATGCGTCTTCAGTGGTTCCTAGTGCAAATCCTCCAGTTAAA